GCGAACCTGGCTCGCCGTCTTTGCCGGCCAAGCCAGGCTCACCCTTTTCGCCGCGCTCGCCCGGGTCGCCCTTGTCGCCCTTGGGGCCGATCTCGCCTCTTTCTCCGCGCGAACCTGGCTCGCCGTCTTTGCCGGCCAAGCCAGGCTCACCCTTTTCGCCGCGCTCGCCCGGGTCGCCCTTGTCGCCCCTTGGTCCGGGCGGGCCTTCCACGCTCTTGCCGGATTCGCCTTTCTCGCCGGGCGGACCCTGCGGTCCGACGATCGCCTCGCCCGGATCGCCTTTCTCGCCTCTCTCGCCGTCGCGCAATGTCGTCAGCCGCTCGGTGACGCGCGCCGCCATCTCGTTGCGCAGCTCGGCGAGAGCCGCACGCATGTCGGCCAGGACCGTCTGCGCTTGCGCCTCGATCAGCGCCAGCTCGCGCTGCCAATGCCGTTGTTCTTCGGCGAGAATTTCGGCCAGCGTTTCGCGCCAGACCTCAGTCAAGACGTCGTCGGATGGCGGCGGCTCGTGCGCGGACAAGGCGGGCTTCCCGTTTGATGTCATCGGCATGGTTCCGGAATGGCGCTGCCGCCGGTGCTGCCGGTGCCGGTGGCGCTGCAGCGATCGCGCCGGCAGCACTTAACGGGACGACCTGTTGCTGCACCCGCGGCTCGTCGCCATAAGGCTTGCGGTCCAGGCCTTCAGACTGGCGCGCCTCATTCGGCGCGTAGATGCCGCCTTGCACACCACGCGCTAAGGCTTCGATGCGATCTTTCAGCGCCGAGCGCAGTAAGGCCGCGGTATCGAACTCGACATACTCATACGGCTGGCCCCGCAGATCGAAGAACACGCCGAACGCTTCCTCGATATGATTGAGAGCGAAGCCGAGCCCCGATGCGATCCAGCTCTGCATCAGGGCTTCCGTCGACGAGAACGGCGAACCGCCCAGTCCGAACATCTGCAGCGGGATGCGAAATGCCAGCGCGATGTTGTCTTTCGACAGCTTCAGGATTTCGGCTAGCTGGGCATCCTTCGGCGCCGTCGCCCATGGCTGCACTTTCAGCCCGGCGGTCAGGATTGGCGTGCCACCGATGTGCAAGCCTTTTGTCTGCTCGTCCCAGCGATCACGCAACGACTGTACCTGATCCTTGTCGAGCACCAGGTCGGTCGACAGCACGGCCGAGGGCCGCGCCTGGTTCAAATAGAATTGCAGCTGTTGCTGCATGATGACGTCGCCGGTCGAGATGTCTGACATCGCGGCGAGCAGCGGCGTCTCGCCGACCAGCGGATAGGGATGGCGTGCGGCATCGGCGTTGAGGCGGATGTGCAGCACATCACGCGCGGGCACGATGATCTGCTGACCGATCTGCCGCTCGATCACCTCATTGCCGGCCAGCGTATAGAAGATGTCGCCGGTCGAGGGGACAAGTTGCGGTCGCGACATCCGCGAATTGAACAGGTGCAGTTCGTCGACCTCGAAGCGGTCGTTGCGGATCGCCAGCGCGTAAGCGTTGCCTTCGAGGTAGAGCCAACGCACAAGGTTCAGCAGGAAATCCGAGATCGTCTGGTAGCCGTTGGGGTAGCGCAACAGCCGCGACAAGGCCGATGTACTGACGCGATCACGACCGCCCCGGTCATTGAGCCGCCAATGATCGCCCGGGCACATGGCGATGGTCTGTGCATAGGCCGAGACGCAGGCCTCCACCATGGCCGAACGGATGCCGCCTGCTGGCTCGTACCCGAGCTGCCACCAATTCCAGTATTGCCCGACCTCGGCCGGCAGCCAGCCGCCGGTGACCGGCAGATGATAGGGCCCCGGCCGATATTGCCCCTCGGCGGCGCGCACCAGGGCCGCCAAAGGGCGAACGGCGAGCGCGAGCAGCGCACGAGCATTCATCGCGCGCCTTAGCGGCGCCGCTCATGCGGCGTCATGGTGCGGGTCTGATAGCCGGCACCGTGCCCGGCTTCCATCGCCCGCGCCGCATACGGATCAGGACCGGAGCCGTCATCCTGCTTGTTCATGACCGTCTGACCGAGCTTGGCCAGATCGTTTTCCTCCTGGGTCGGCGTCGGCCGCCATTTGTCGCGCTCCTTGGCCGCGGCGACGATCTTCTCTTTCGCCTCCTTGCCTTCGGCGAGTTGCGTCTGGGCGGCCTTATCGCGCGCCTCGGCGGTGTGGCCTTGCGCGTGGATGGTGTGGGCTTCGGTCTCGGCCATGATCATTGTCCTGTTTAGCGCCTGCGACGGCGCGGTTCGGATGCCGTGTGCGACTCCGGCACGGGCGGCGGCTTGGCCACCGGATCGATCTCCGCTTCTGGCTCGGTCGGCGGCTCGCCGTCGCCGCCGTCGCCGCCTTCATCGGGCAGCGCTGGCGATGATGGTTCGGTGATCGGCGGCCAAGTGTCGATCGGCGGCCCCGAGCCGTCATCCTGTCGCGTCAGGATGTGCTCGCCGAGCGCAAAACGATCATTCTCGTCCTGCGTCGGCGTTGGTCGGATGTCAGGCATGGGCCGCTCTCGCCTGCGCCTGCTGCGCGAGCTGCTGCCCCCATGTCGCGCCTTGCAGCCACGCCACCATGCCCGGCCGCCGCATGGTCCAGTTGACCGGCAGGATCATGCGCAAACCAAGGCTGTCGGTCTGCCACAGCGAGCGCACCGGCGAGGCCGGGCCGCCATCGACGATCGCCTGCGGCGAGGTGTCCTCCATGTGCAGCGTCGCCTGATCCGAGACCTCGAACCGCGGCGCCTCGCCACCGACAGTGACGAAGTCGGCCGCAGCGACCGCCAGCATCGTGCCCATCGGCACCGTGGCGGAATCGATGATCGGCCAGCGCAGCAAGGTGCCGGCCTCGACGTCGTCCTTGAACGGGAATGTGCCCATCGCCGTGTGCGTCAGGCTCATGGCCATGGTCTCGATCGGATTCATGATCCAGCACGGCGTGCGCACATTGCCGTGGGTGGCGTTGAGCAGCGTCGCCGCGACCTGTCGCAGATCGCCGACCAGCGTATCGAAACCCGCGCCGGCAATCGGCGTGGCGGGCGCGGGCGTCGGGGTCAACGGGGTCACGCCGTTGAGCAGGCCGGCCGGGCGGATTTGCGTCGCCGGCATGGCATCGAGCAGCACCGAGTCGAGCGAGACGGCGGTGTCCTCGTCGATCGCCTGCCGCAACAGGCCTTCGATCGCCGGGATTGACGATTCGTCCAGCTCGCGGGTCCACACGGTGATGACGCCCATCTTTTTCGGCGTCAGAATCTGCGCCATGAACTGGCCCTGACGGACCGGGATCGGCGCGCCTTCGCCGACGAACGAGCCGGCGATGGTCGGCGTCCGGTTGCGCGTCGGGACCGAGATGCGGCCGGCACGGCCGAACGACAGCGCGAGGCCGAGCTGCGACAGCCGCGGAAAGACCGAGAGCGGCATCAGCGTCGCCATGAAGTCGGCATAGATCAGCTGCACCAGCTCCGCGGCCCAGCCGGTGACCGTGGTCATCGCCGGGGCGCTGGCGGCCTTGGCGATGTATTCGCAGAACGCCTTAATCGGGTCGTCGCCATAGTCCTTATAGCCGGCGTTGCGAATGGTCCGCCGCGCTTCTTCCATGCTGCATTTATGCCGGTGCGCCCACAGCGCGGCGAGCGCCGCCCGCGCGATGTAGTCACGCGGCTCGTTCTTCCGGACCGGCAGATTGAACATGCGCCGAACGTTGATGCTGCCGTCGCCATCGCGGCGCACGATCAACTGATGCTCGCCGCCGCTGCCGTTGCCGCGATGGGTGGCATCGCCGCCGCCTGCGTCGCCTGCATCGTCATCACCGCCGTCTTGCGACAGCGATGTCATGCCAAGCCGCGCTTCCGCCTCGCGCAGCATGGTGAGCCCGCGATCGGCCTGCGCGATCTTGTCGTTCAGTTCCTGTGTCACCGCGAGCTGCGCGTCGGTGACATTGTTGTCGTCGATATCCTTCAGATGTTCGGTCAGTTGATCACGCAGCGCGGTGCGATGCGCCTGCAGATCCTTGATACGCTGCGAGAGCGACATGGGACGCCTCATGGTGCGGGGGGTTCGGATAGCGGCGGGCTCGCCGGTGAAGCCGCGACGGCGGCGCGAGACTGATCCCTTGGTGCCGGACTCGGCAAAGACCAGATCGAGCGTGTCCGCGGAAATGCGCAGCGACTTGGCGATCGCCAGCGCGTTAGGGTTGGCCGGGACCGAGACCAACGAGGCCTCGATCAGTTCTTGTCGGACAAAATGCTCGCCGGCATATTTGCCATCGACTTCGCGCGGCCTGGATTCGAGAGTGCGAAAGCCGACCGACACGGCCTTGAGAATGCCGGCCGCGATCAGCCGCCGGATTTCATCAATGCGCGCCGAGGTGCCTTCCGGCGCCAGCTGCAGATGACCGCGCAGCTTTTTCCCGTCGACCCGCACGCTGGTCCATTTGCCGACCGGGAAGTCGGCGCGATGACCAAACAGCGCGATCGGGATCTTGATGAAG